AGGAGAATCCCCGATGGCGATGAGCGCAGAAGCAAGAGCACAGCATAGCGAGCGCATGAAAGCGAAGTGGGCGAAACGCCGTGCGGAAAAGGCGAATGGTTCAGCCCCGCCTGAATCCGTGCGTCCTCCAAAGCAGATAGCCAAGACTGCGAAGCCACTCATTTCCAACGCTCCCGTAAATATAGAAGATGTCGAGAAGATTGATTGGGAGAAAATCTCAATCGAAGATGGCAATTTCCTGCTGGGCAAGTTCCGCGAAGCCTATGAGAAGGCTGGCACGACCATCCAGCGCCGCATCTATGAGAAGTCGCAGGTTGAGATGGAGTGCTTCGTATGCCACAAGCACATGGACAGATGGATTTACCGCGATGACGCCTACCAGAATCCCGATTCCGGGCTGAAAGAAACAGCATTGATATGTTCGATGCCCTGTTACTCGCGCTACGGGATTGTGCGTGAGGAGTTGCGGAAGTCGTTGCAGGAAAAGGCCGCTGGAAGAAAATGAACTTCGACAGGATGGATGCGCTATTCCGGCGTCTCACCATCAAGCATAGAGACAGTCACGAAATGGTGCCGTTTGTCCTGTTTCCCAATCAGCGCAAGCTCCACGAACGTCTAAAAGCGCAATGGAATCGAGAGGGCAGAATCCGCGCTGTCGTGCTCAAAGGACGCCGTATTACGGTCAGCAGCTATTGTGATGCGCTTCTTTTTTGCCACTGTATCTGTACTGCAAACGCCGATGCTAAGGTTGTAGCGCACCTTACTTCATCGGTGGAAGATTTGTTCCGCGTTCCGCGCGATTTCGCCAATTCTCTGCCGTTATTCGATGGGGAAGTCCAAACCAAGCGTATCTTTTTTAATCACAATGCAGGTGTCTCACGGTTGAGCATTGCTACAGCCGGAACTCCCGGTGCCGGTAGGGGTTCGACGCTCTCTGCTTTACATCTGTCAGAATCCGCCCAATATGAGGCGGAAGGTTCGTTCCTTTCACTTCTACCCGCTGTCTCGAAAGGAAAGAATACCATTGTTGTTAACGAATCAACTGCGTTCGGACGTGGCGGAATCGGTGAACCTTTTTATGAATTTTGGAAGCAGGCCGAAGCGGGAGAGGGGGGATTTGAGCCTATTTTCCTTTCTTGGCTCGATGACCCAACATGGATTCGTCCTGAAGAAGAAGCTGAAGATGCTCCCATTGACGACCTCGAAAAAGAGTTAATGTCTCCGCCGTTCAATGCTTCGCGGGCACAAATCGCTTGGAAGCGCCGAACGATGGCGGACGAATGCCAGAACTATGAGAACAAGTGGTTGCAAGAGTTCCCGCATTCTAGCAGGGTGGCTTTTGTGGCTACTGGAGACCCTGTTTTTCCGCGTGAAGAATTGTCCTACGTCGAAGCCACGATATTTGAACCTGTCTATAGAGGGGTGATGGAACGTGAGCCAAACGGCGGAATCAAATACCGCGAGACGACGAAAGGGATGCTCTTGCTCTGGGAGCAGCCGAAAAAAGGCCATCGCTACTACATCGGAGCCGACGCCGCGCTCGGAGTGGAGCATGGCGACTTTGCCGCTTATTGTGTATTTGATGGGACTTCCGGCCTCATGGTCGGTAGATTTGCAGACCGCGTTCATCCTGAGTACATGGCCGACCAGTTGGACATGGTGGGACGCTGGTTCAACAACGCGCTCGTCAATCCCGAACTTACCGGAAACCTCGGCAGAGTAATCCAAAAGCTGCTGCGCGACCGCTACCGTTATCCGAACATTTACATTTGGAAGGGCAAGGACGACAAGCGCGTAGGCAAGAGCAAGAGCACATCGCTCGGATGGGAAACCACAAGCTACAGCCGTCAACTCATGGTTGACACCTTTCGCGTCTATCTTCGCGCGGGAATGAATGGAGAACCCGGTGGGCTGATTTTGCATGACCGCGAGCTATTCCGCCAAATGACTCTTGCTGAACAAAAAGACCAGTGGTCTAGATGGGAAGTATTCAAGGGCCATGATGATATCATGTTTGCGGCCATGCTAAGCGTGGTCACATGTAGTCAATACCCTCCTCCGAAACGCGAACTCCAAAACTGGAAACCCGACAACACGAAAGCGCAACTGAAAGATTTTCTGCATCCCTGTCCTGACCTTCAGGCGGCAGCAAAAGAAGATTGGGAGAAGGTCATGGGAAAGAGCAAGACACACAGCCGCCATTGGTGTATACCTCTTGAGCAGCGGAAGAGTTTGTTGACGAACAAGCAGGTGTGGTAGGAGACGCGATGATAACCAACGAATCCGAATCGGAAGTAGCGGCGCTCAATCCGCCTAGCGGTGGAGACATCAAGGGCGTTGCTTACGTGAAAGGACGGCACATGAAGCGCGGAAAGAAAAAGTCGAAGCGTGGAATGAAGCGTGGCGCTGGCCGCTATTAGGAGATTCCCCGATGGAGCAAATCGAAGTTCGCAACGAGACAGACTCGCCCATTTTAGTTTCGGCGTGTCGCTCGGATTTTTCTGGACGTTTATATGTTCACGTTGGGAAGATTCATGGCAACGAAACGCTAGTGGCACCGAAGCATTATGACATCATCGAAGTACGAAGAGTGCAGGGTTAAAGATGCCCGCACATAGTAGAGGTTCTGAATCTGTTGAGTCTTACCTGACGCGCGTTCTCGCTGCGCTCTGCCGTCAGTCGAACGGCGAAGTGCGTCTCAAGGGCGCTACGCTCGACTCTGTTCCGGGCGATGAAAAGATTTCCGTGGACTGGGATTCCGCGCAGCAGGAACTTGTAATTCGTGCTATAACACCATACGGCGAGGTTTACTACGTCAACGGAGCACTAGCATGGAAGAATCCCGAAGCGCCGCCGAAGCCGACCGTAGTGACGATTCCAGCACCGCAGAATCCCCCACCGCAGAACTTTCAGCCCCACGACGACAAAGTGAGAGCAACTACGCTGGACACCGAACGCTTGGTGGAGTTGGAGAACAAGATGGTGAAGGACAGGATTCTAGCGAGGATTCGCCGGGATGCGGAAGAGACGCAAAGAGAAATGGAAAACTTAGCGCCCGCGCCGTCCTCAACCGCATCGGGGAGAACTTCGTAAGGACAGTGGACAAGAATCGCGGCAAGGCATATGCCAAGCTGCGAAGCGAATTGATGGAAAACATCGGCGTGCTGGTTCCCGATGCGTGCTCTATAGAACAGCTTTTGGGGAAGGTTATTGACATCGAGAACTTCGTGAAGGGCGACACAAGCGAAATGGTCGAGTCTCCGCAGGAAGCACTGGCAAAGTGGCTCAAAGAGGATACGGCCCCCGTTCAATGAGCATCACTTGGAACACGCCCACCATAATCAGCAAGACTTCTGACCCGGATAAGCGCGTCTCGCGGCAGATTGACGACCTGCAAGATTATTCCCATGCCGAGCGCAAGCGCGTTCTAGGCAACGATTTCTTCCGGCAGATGAAAGACCTCTACACGCTTTCCTCAGTGGGAGAAGTTCCTGCACTGACTTTCAGGCCGAACGTCAGCATCCCGCAATTCCAAACACTGATGATGAATGAGGCGACCGACCTGACCGGAGATTCTCCAAAGGTTTATATTCTCAAGGATGGCGCAGAGCAAAAGAATCTGGAGGCAGCGTTCGATGCCAACTGGAAACAGGGACTCTACAATAACCGAGTCTTTGAATCGTCTCTCTGGAGTTTATTCTGCAATGTCGGATGGCTTCAACTTGGTTTCGACCCGTATTGCAGGGGCGGGAAAGGCATGGTCTTTCTTGAATCGAGAGATTCAGAAACTGTCTATCCTGACCCGGCAGCGAAAAGCGAAAGAGACTGGAACTACGTAATCTTCGAGGACTACGATTACATTGACAACATCCGCCGTCAGTATCCCAAAGGCATCCTAGTCAAGCCGCGCGGTGGACGCGACCGGATGCCCAATGCTTCGACGTTCCTTGATTTGCCTCCCGGCCCAATGTCGTCGCAGCCTATGGGCGGAGAGCGCAGGCTTTATACGGACTCGCGCGTTCGCAAGCGTCAGATGTTTATTTTCGATGACGCGAAAGAGTTAATAGCCGACCAGAGTGGAATCAGCAAGGATTCACTGGTAGTTGAGCCGGACGTGCGCTGGAAGTATCCGCGTGGCCGCTGGATTACCGAGTGCGAAGGCGTTGTGCTGGCAGACGGTCCCAATCCCTTCCCCAAACTGCCAGATGACCGGAGAGGGACATTCCCCATCATTCGCATCCAGTCCCTCCCCGGACTCTACAGCATTTTCGGGCCACCGCCATCGAAGTACAGCCTTTCGCTACAAGAGCTGGCCGAGCGCATGTACTCGCAGGTATTCGAGAACGCTGTACGAACCAACAACGCACAGGTATTCATTGACGAGCAGACGGGCATTGACAAGAACGTGTACGGCGGCATCCCCGGAGAAATTCAGATTATCAATCAAGGCTCTCCAACGCCTCAGTTTGCGTG